CTCCAACTTCTTTTCAACAAGACCGATCAATAATGGTACAAACATATTCTCTTCGTTATTGAAATAGTCGAATAGGTTTTTACCTTTGAACATATACTTGGTGAATTGTTCAGTGAAGAAACTCATGTTTGGAGTTGGACCTGCACCGAAATAACAATTCATAAACCCAGGAACACTGAATAGGTTTACGATATTCAAACCGACATAATTTGCATCTTCTATTTTCGGGAAAGATTCCTCGACCTTTACCTTTTCATTCAAATCTTTGTATGAGTAGATCAGAAACAACATTGAAGAATCTAGAAAGTGAGCCCACTTTGAAACTTTTTCTTTTCTTGTTTCAATGAATTCATCGACCAATTCTTCAGACATAAAGGTATTTGCCAATGATTCTTTTGTGTTTACACCGATTGCTTTGAGTAGAATGTGTACAACCATCATAGTCAATGTTTCAACATTGCAAATAGTTTTTACATCCATATATGCATCAATTAGAGAAAACAATTTTTCTTTGGGAAAGTCTTTTCTCAACTTGATATCTAGTGGTATGTCTAGGTTAGAAACATATGTTAAGAAAATTTTATCCGCAATCTTGGAGTTTTCGTAATCAACCAAGAAAGAAATTTCTTTGTCGTGGAAATATTCTTTGATTGTTTCAATTGGCAGAGGTGCCACAGTTTCTCGGATCTTATTCATAATTTTCTCTCAGTTCTGTCAAATTAGATTTGGCTTTTTGTTCATAAAGTCGAATAAAATTATTTATGTTGCCTCTTATGCGACTAATAACCTTCTTGCTCAGAGGGCATTCTTCTGTGTCATCAAATAATGAAGCGTCACAATTACCACCACAAATGTCGTAGTGTTCACACTTGAAACACATCTCATGTTCTTGTTGTGCGGTGATCTTCTTTACAATCAGGTCCAAAGACTTGGATTCGAACGTTGACCAATCCGTTGACATTTCATCCACTGTGCTGAATGGTTCAACATAAGTCATGTCTGGACACAGACCAACAGTTCCGTTTGGATTCAAGGTGAATGTTCGTTTATCACAACAGTTACATTTACAATCAAACATCTTGCCTGTCATCAATGTCTTTGTAAACAGATCAATTTGTGGCAGACACCAAGTTGTTTCATTGTTCTCATAATACGTGACAAGTTTATCCAACCAGTTTGCCCATTTCAAATTGTTTGGCCGCAGACTTCTTGTTTGATCATCAAACGTGGTCAACAATTCAAAGTCTATACTATCAACGCCGTCAAATTTTTCTACGATCTCTATTGGATCATAATTCAGTAAATTCTTTTGTGCAGTAATGGCAATGTGTACTTTGATGCCATTGTCGATCAGATATCGGAGGTTCTTAAAGAACACTTCTTCTTGTTCCGATTTTTTGTTGATGGCTACCGATCCAAATCGTATGTCGGCATCCCAACTAACACCTATCGTGCCTCTGTATTCTTTCTTGATAAACTCCACAAACTCTTGGTCTACCTTGTAGATTAAATTTGTTTGTGGTATTATGTCCATCTTTATATCAGGAAACTTTTCCCGAATTAGATCGTTGACACTTGATAGATATTCTAGTGGTGCTAAAAATGTTTCGCCACCATGAATGTAAAAAGTCGCCTTCTGCGGATTTACATTGTTTCGTATTGATGTTAAGAATTTTTCCAGAACGGACAATTCTGTGAACATGATGGGATCTTTATTACCCAGAGTGAAACAATGAGTACAATTTAAGTTGCACCCTTGTACCACCCTAAGGTAAACGACATTAAATTCTTTTGAGAATACCGAATACATATTATAATTAAACACTCACGAAAAATTAAGTGTTACATCAACGTAGAACGAATGATGACAACTGAGAAGTTTGACCTTTTCTCTTCAAGTCATAACACCATGTGGCAAACACATGATTGGATTTTTCAAAGAATCGTGTGCGTGTATAAGAACAACCATAGTTCCTGTTAATATCTCTATTCAACAACTCTTCATATTGTTCTTCATTAATTAGTCTACTGAGTTCTGACATGTCATCATATTCATGTTGCCAAACTTCTGCTAATTTGATGTAACAGTTAACAAAAATTTGCGGATCATAATTTGCTTTGATATACTCCGCATCATTGGTGAAAGCTGGATCGACAGTCCATTTTAACAAGTCACTTTTCGCCAGTTCACTTTCGATGTTACCGATACTCATATTTAAAGATGTATCTAATTTACCAGCATCGATGTTGCCAGAAATAATTTCATATTTTAAATGCTCTAGTTCATCCAACCAGTTATCCCAAGTTAGAAACTCAATTCTCTTTAGTAGTTCTTGTTTGTAACTGGAAGTATTGTTATAGAAGAAATCAGCCATCAAATATTCAATACTGACAGATGATTTGTTCATCGATTTGATAGCATTCGATGCGACAGTTTCATTAAACAGTTTGGTAGAATCTGCCAAAGTTGGTATGGTCAATTCGGTGAATGCATTAGATTTGGTCCAGGAATTTGTGCCTCTGTCCCATGAACCAGTTAAAGCGTAGTAACTGGATAATCTGTTACTTTCTATAGAACTGGCATGTAACTTGTGTAAGTCTTCTGCCTTTACACCATCTTTGAAAATACTTTTCCAATATTGAAACTGCAACTTTGCCATAGTTTCCGGATCAACGAAAACAACAAGTTTTCTGGTTTCAGATAACAATGCTGACCAAAAAGTTTCGATGTTATTATTATATCTCTCAGATAACAGTTCTTCGAAACTTGGTACCTGAGCAACTAGTTCACTTTTCGATATGGTTACTGGATGATCTTTCCATCTACTTGATGCAACAATATATGGGTATTGTTGATGGAATTTGTAATCGTATTCCAAATATACTCTGTTAGCAATATGAAACATTTATCTTCTTCCTCTTGAACCGTGACATGAACTGTGACATGAACTGTGGCACACACGTAAATCTACTACGGCTGCTGATGTTTGTGCATTCTGAGCAGTTGATCTAATATTAGTATAGAATTGATTGATGTTTGTTGCACCCACAGGATTACTCACACTACCACCATAAGTGTAGCCAATTAAATAACTGTCTGTTAAACGGCAAACATCGGTTCTATCATCAATCGTATATGGTGCTTCATCTGGACTAAAATTATCCACAATATAACCACTACGAGCTCTTCTTGCGGCTGTTGTGTATGCAGCAAAACTTCTAACTTGATTGACAATTGTTGCTGCAGTTACGACAGTATCTGTTATGTTACCTGTTGCCAAATTTGCAGTAAAATCTCTTGGCCCAAGAGCGCCAGTATTAATTCTGGAAGGACCAGGATTATTTCCACTCCAAAAAACCACTGCATTGTATGCGGGATTCCTAATATACGAATAGTAATCGTCTACTATGCTCTGTTTTGTAATTAATGAACCAGAATTTGCCATTTTTTCTCCATCATTCCTTCAGATTTAAGAAACACCCTAAGTCAAAATCATTTGATATAGCAAAGTAAAACTTACCCATACAGTGAGTCAAGTGTTCGCAAGATTCGCAGGCGTCTACTACTGGTGTATTTATCTCAGTTATTTTACCATAAGAATTTAAAAAACCATCGTATGTTGGAGACTCAACAACATATCTATCTTTCTTAATGTAAACATATTCGTCAAAGGGAACTATAGGATTGACGTATATTGTGTTTGGTTCCCCAACGAAAACGAAAGATGGTTTGCGTAAGAATGTGCGTTGGTTGTATTTAGTGACAAACGAATCGTCTTTCTGGTAGAAATCACCAAAATCTTGAATGATTCTGATGCTATCTTTCATCATCTTTTGTTTCTTTTCTTCCGAAATATCCTTGTTATATAGGAAAGTGAAGTTCAATTCTACGATACCATCTTCACTAAGGTATTTCAACATTGATTTGATTTTATCTTTTTCTTTGGTATCTAATGAAAACCCAGTATTGATTGCCAGATTAATTACTATTCTGTCTTTGTATAGATTTTTGATTCGGTTCACATTGTGTTTGAGTATCATTTGATAGTTTATGTCAAACAATTTACTCACCAAAAGATTCACTTGCAGTTCGATCTTGATATCATCATTCAAACCATAAACAATATCAAAGAATTTGGTATCAAAACCATCTTCTAGTGTCGATGCGATACCCAAATATGCAAACTGTGATACTGTTGCTGAGAAATCTTCATCGTTGAATAACAGGTAGTTATCTTTATTGTCAAATATGTCTGTCGGTAGTAGATAACAAGTCTCCAATCGATATCCATTCGATTGCATATCTTCTGCCAAAGACCTTGAACTTTTGAAATCGTTGAAATTGTTATCAGTTCTCTTGTAGAAACATCCTTTACAGTCCATAGAACAATGATTGAGCACCATCATACGGAACTCCACAAGTTTATGTGGATCACCGTACTGTTCGTATGCTGTCGAATATGGTTTTGTTCTGGTTAACACATTAAACCTGTAGAAGGTTGAAAACTGGGTGTTTTTTATTTATTTTTGCCAAGTCCATCATCAAACTCTTTGGTGCACCACAGATATCACCTTGCCACTCTAACTGGTGACAATCACTGTTGCAATATTGGAACACCTCACACGTATAACACCTAGGATCTCTTGCTCTCTCACACGCAATGTTCTCCAATCTCTGTGGATTAGATAGTAATGCATCTATGTCATCGTCTATCGTGCCGAACTGAAACTCTGGTGCGGAATTTGGACAGCCCGATACAGTGCCATCAGCATTCACGGTGAATAACTTCTCCTCACAGTCTCTACAGAATGTTCCACCACCTGTAAATCCAGTTTCGAATTTATCATATACGGTTTCCATAAATTCATTTACAAACCAGTCTCTCGCATCATGTTTTTCAATTTGTTGATGCATCTTAAGAAACCATTGGTCTTGTTCGATGTTTGTAGGAAATATATGCAAATTTTGTTTTGCACTACCATTCATCGTCAGTCTCTCTAGTGCAAGTTCTGTGACACCAAGTGACTTGACCCACTCAAGTAAGTCTATAGGTTCTATTGCAATAGTTCCTTTTGTTACACTGACAAACAACTTGATAACAACACCTAGATCGATCAGTGTTTGTACATTCTTTCTCCAGAGATCATACTGTTTAGGATTTGCGAATCGTATATCTGGATCCCAACTGGTACCAACTCTGCCACCCAAAGGACCCATTATGAAGTCTATTTTTTCTTGATCTAATTTGAATGTTAGGTTGGTTGTGACGCCCCAACTCTGGCTTTTCCATAGATTCTGGCAGTTGTCGTACACGTATTGAAGTGAAGAAATATCTGCCAGAAATGGTTCACCACCATGAAATTCAAAGTGTGCGTGTGTTATGTATGGTGTTTTTTCTGAGAGTCTTTGTAACCAATCAGCGACTTTGACATGGTTCCAGTATATCTTTGCGCCTTTGGAACCACTAGTGAAACAATGAAGACAGTCTAGATTACAAGTTTCTGTCGTTTTGAGGTAGAACATCGATTCCATAATTTAATTTAAGTTTCTCAGTGTAAAATTTTTCAAATCCAAAACTCAATATCAATGATTTCTCTTCATTAACGATTTCGTGTTCTTTGTTGGCTGGTATGAATATATATTCGCCTTGTTTGAGCACATGTCTTCTATCATTTTTGGTATCAACATACAGTGTCTTTGAACCAAAGATACATTCTATTATAACATTGTCTGGATCAGTATGCAAACCAAAACTCTTAGAACCTTTGAAAGCAAGGAATGCATGGCAAGTCATTGGACCTGGATGCGAGTACTTTGCTTTCAACTCTTGACACTTTTGGAAAATACTTTCGTTGTATTTTTCCATCTGTTCCAGTTTTATGGTACAGTTTGAGTATTCATGTAACTGATGTACACTATCAATTAATATTTGCCTAGATTGATCATCAATAACAGAAATTATTTTCTGTTCGTATACCAAATCTGTGTACAAGAAGTTTTCAAACTCATCTAGTGTTATCATAACAAGCAAAAAGTAAAAATGACTTTTCGGACCCTGGGAAGCGCCGAGATTTTTTTCGGGCCGGAACGCAGGATTTCGAAATTTATAAAATCACTGCTTCGATTAGTTTTACTCCAGTATCATCACTCGATTCTAGTGCGATTGCGAAAACGTCATTTGCGTGTGGCACTGCTGCAACAGCCGTACCGTTGTTATATGCAACCAAGCGTTGTCCTTTACGCACAGTGCCAGATACTTTCACTGGAACCCTACCTTTAAGTGCAATATAAGTTCCACCTTCCAGTTCACTGTTCATCATATAAGCAGGATGAGCAGATACTACTCCGATTGCTCTATCTCCATATGAACCAGCGGTAACTTCTGCTTCACCACCAACAGCAACAACTGTTCCAACTTCGTATTCTTGATCAGCCAAATATTTTTCTGCCAAGTCAGCGTAGTTGGCACTAGTTGCAAGACCTCTGAATACTGTTGCGTAGATATCACCAGCACTATCTCTTGCTGCAATTTTGCTTGCAGTATTCGTTGTGGTGGCATCAACAGACCATGTTTGACCTGTGCTGCCATTATAAGCACTGCCAACCAAATAAGTTCCAGCTGAATGTGAAGCTAAAGTTGAACCTAAAGCGACACCAGAAATTGTGCTATTTTGTAATTGTGCGTTTATAATACCAGCACTTGTACTCAGTTGTGTAGTTGTAATACCACTTAAACGTGCAAGAGGAACAGTACCACTTGAAAGATTACTTGCATTTAATGCACTATTGGCTGTTGTGAAAGCTGCGTTAGCTTGTACAAAAGCACCATTGGCATAGAGTGCTGCAGAGTTTGCTATAGCGTCTGGTGTATTGGCTCTTAAGAATGCTGCGTTTGCCTGTATGAAAGCACCGTTCGCATACAGAGATGCACCAGCCGCATTGTTGGTTGCAACAGATGCATTCGTTGTGGCGGTATTAGCCTGACCATACGCTGAGTTCGCATAAGACCCAGCAGTTACAGCTTTAGAGTCTGCTGTTGCTGCATTGGTCGTAGCGGTGTTTGCTTGTCCGTATGCGGAGTTTGCATAAGAACCAGCTGTTACTGCTTTACTGTCAGCTGTCGCCGCATTGGTGGTTGCAGTATTTGCTCGTGTGTAACCAGCATTAGCTTGTGTAAAAGCCCCGTTCGCGTATAAGGAAGCACCAGCTGCGTTATTGGTTGCAGTGTTGGCCTGTGTATAACCAGCATTGGCTTGAACGAATGCACCATTGGCATACAGCGCAGCAGAGTTTGCAATTGCATCTGGTGTATTAGCTCTCAAGAATGCAGCATTGGCTTGTATGAAAGCACCATTGGCATACAGTGATGCACCAGCTGCGTTATTAGTTGCTGTATTTGCCTGTGCATATGCATTATTTGCGTATGTGCCAGTTGTATTTTGAGAATTGTATGCAGCATTAGCTCTTAAGAATGCTCCGTTTGCATATAATCCTGAAGAAGCAATACCAGTTTGTAAGAAAGTATTTGCTGTATTTAAAAGATTGTTTAGTGTGTTGGCTGCATTTGCAGTTGAAACAGATGTTGTACTGGTAGATGTTAATGTATCATTCAAATATTCATCTGTCAAAACACGATAGTATGTGTTTGATGTGACATTCAACATGTCCCAATATTTGTTGGGTTCATTCCAACGGAACGCTGCATCTACACCAGTAGATCCTCTATCAACATTAAAATAACTAGAAATTGCCGATGAAACGTTTGAAGAAAGAACGAATGTATTTGAAGTATATACAGTTGTACCAGTTATAACAAAGTTTCCACCAACTGTTAATCCACCACCTTGAACAGACAGACTATTAAAATAACCGGCGGCAGCATTAGCATTAATACTGTTATTGACAGTAATAGTATTTGCAAGTAACGAGTTCGTATTTACTGCGGCATTAGCTCTTAGTGAATCTACAATAGCAATTGTATTCGCTTGTAGAGTGTCTGTAAATGTTGTACCAGTTATCGATGCTGTTGCTGTGTTGACGGTCGAATTGGCCTGTAAAACATTGGTGAATGTTGTACCAGATACGGATGATGTTGGTGCAATTACAGTTGTGTTGGCCTGTAATGTACCAACTATTGCGGTCGTATTCGCTTGTAAAATGTCCGTAAATGTTGTGCCTGTGACAGATGCTGTGGCAGTATTTGTCGATGTATTAGCCTGTAACGTTCCAACAATTGCAGAAGTGTTTGCCTGCAATGAACCAGTGAATGTTGTTCCTGTTACAGAAGCTGTTCTGGTATTTGAAGAAGTATTGGCTTGAAGTACATTAGTAAATGTGGTACCAGTTACAGATGCTGTTGCCGTATTTGTTGATGTATTGGCTTGCAACACACCGGTAAATGTGGTACCTGTTACAGATGCAGTGGCGGTGTTAGTTGACGTATTCGCCTGCAATACATTAGTAAATGTGGTGCCTGTTACGGACGCAGTAGCAGTATTTGTGGATGTATTAGCTTGCAATGTACCAACAGTTGCAGAAGTATTGGCTTGTAACATACCGGTGTATGTCGTTCCAACAATCGAAGCATTACTTGTGTTTGTTGATGTGTTGGCTTGTAGTACATTGGTAAATGTGGTACCAGTTACAGAAGCGGTTGCTGTATTAACTGTTGAATTTGCCTGTAAATCTTTAGTGAATAATGTATTAACAATCGATGCGTTTGATGTATTGACGGAAGAGTTTGCTTGCAAAACTCCTGTTGTCAGTCTAACAGCGGAAACTGTGGTGCCACCAATATGTGCATTGTTTGCAATGAACAGACCAATACCAGAAGCTTGCCCGTTAATCTGACCAGCAACGTTTGCTTGACCTGATGCAACTAAACTTAGTGTACCATTTGTTAGATATAATTGACTACCAACGTTTAAATTATTTTGCACTGTCGCAGATGAACCTGTACCTTGTACAAGCAGTTCTTTCTGTATGATTACAGTTCCGTTTGATTGAAGAGAGTTTTGTGTAGTTTCATTTAGGTAAAGTGTACCTGTGCTTTTAACATAATCATTTGCCGCAAGATCATTATTCTCTCTAATAAGACTATTAGTCGCAACAACCCACTCACCAAATGTGTTTGCGTAACTTAACGATGTAACTGTATTAGCCATTTGAACCTTTTTCGAGTAGTTTTATCATCAATTGTTTAATCTCGGACATTTCGCCCTTGATGACTTCTATTTCTTCTTTTACGGTATTTATTTGATCTTTTTGGTTCTTAATTAAGCGAGTCTTCATTATATAATCGTTTCTCTCTTTGGTGTCTCTATTAATTAAAGCCATAGTTTCTGTATCACGATACAGATTTGTGCCTTCTACTTTGACCAACATCTTATAGTCCTGTTCCTGGTGGCAGAGCAATTGCTCTTATGTCGTCCAAGAATGGTGCGAATGTCGAATCAGAAGATGACATAACAACCTTGATCATAAACTGATAGAATGAAGTGTAAGAAAGACCATTTGCTTTACTGGTGTAACTTACAAATTCATCTGCAACATTTAAGGTGCCTGGTGAGAATTCGTATTCAACGATATCGGAGAAACTTGTTGAGTATCTTCCAGCACCACTGGTGATCGTCATTAGTTTCCAATCACTGTCTTCAATTTTCTGTGTATCATCTCTAGCCACAATCTTATAGTACACATGAATATCAGAATTTGTTGGTCTGTATGCGGTTGTATATACTCTCAGGTCACCAGAATCACTACCTTCGGCCAACGTGACGGTCTGTGTGATATATTTGGCTCTGCCGTTTCCGCCGGAAGGTGAAGTTTCACCGGCAATAATTACGTTCGCCAACACGTTTGATGTGTTTGAAATAGTAATTGTTGGTGTTGTCAGATATCCAGAACCTTCCGATGTGACATACACACTAACGATATTTCCCAAATAAATGTTGGCAGAAACGTAAGCTTGTTCGCCACCATCCAAATCTGGTGCAGAAACGGTAATTTCGGGATAAGAAATTGTTCCGTTTGCATTAGCTAAGTAACCGCGACCACCAGTAATTAAGAAAATGTCATCATTAGAAATACCCATGTTATTAATTCTATAACGAATTGTCCATAGGTTCAATCCGTCTTCTGCAATTGCTGGACTTACCGCATCATTATCCGTTGATAGAGTAACTTGTAATTTGAATGAATCGTTTGCGGTATAATTTAATACTCTTGATCCTTTGTTGTCATTCAGACTAACATCTTCTGATTTTGGTGTTCCATATTTTCCTGGAACCACACTGTATGGACCATCGGATATACCAGACTCTAGTGTCGTTGTGTACTGATATGTAAGAGATGTTCCTGGTGGTGTTAAGTCTGTTGTGGATAGGTTGAGTGCATCGTATATGGAATTGGCTACAGCAAGAGCTGTAGTTGATTCGATTCTTCTTCTTTCTGGTAATCCTGCCGGAACAACAAATGAAATTGATGGTGATGTATTGGTACTAAACTTACATCTATTAATTGTAAACATCAAATCTTTTAATAGATCGGCTGTCCAAGTTAATCCATTCTGTGATTCGAACAAGTCACCAACATATGGTGTGGTAACAATCTTTGTTGGTGAAGATGGATTTGCATCAGTCGGTAGAGCTTTTGATGTTGACAACAGTGCAGTATCACCTTGTTGTGAACACCACAATGTGTAATCATTTGAAGACGATTGTACAACTATTGCGTACAATTGATCCGGATTAATGTAGACAGGTGACGAAAAAGCAAAATTTGTATATGTATTTGAATTTAAATAATGTGGTGTTTCAGATACATTAACAGAAGTGGCTGGCAAACTAACAATAGAATACTGTAATGGTTGACCAGTTGGATAACCATTAAGAGTTGGTAATATGCAAACACGAACAGGTACGCTGGTCGATGGCTTTGTTCTAAAAAACAAATTTACGGAACTTAAGAAAGCTCCAGATGGAAAATTCTGACCATCTATGATAAATGTTTGCGCTACTGGATCAATAGTACTTGAACTCATTTAATTCCTTCGGTATGTTATTTTCTTTTTCAAGAACTTCTAACATAGTATTTATTAGACGTTTTGCATCTTCTGTTCGTTTCTGAACTAGTGCTTCAACAACACTTTTGATGTATTTAAAATTAATATAACTAAAAAAAGATACCTGCTCATAGAAAGGTTTCTCCATAAGGTGCATCTTTTCGATGATTCTTTCACCTCTAACATAATAAATTACATTCTCTTCTTCTGAGGATTCTTCTCTCATTTTTCTGAGCATTTCTATCTCTTCTTGTTTATACTCACCAATTTGATTATGTATAATATTATAAACAAAACAATTTTCTTTTCTACTCAACAATGTGGTAACACAATGTTCTTCGGTGCCATGATCCACACAGGAGGCACATGCCTCCTTTTGTGCGAAATATTCAGCTACGCTTAGTCCCATAATTTATTCGTACAGTTTTTTCCAGCACTTGTTCGCATACTTTGTTGTAACAACTGCACCAACTGCCATGAAACCTGCAATCCAAACTAGAGAGTTGGGTACAGACAACCATGAGAACTTCTTACCACGAACCATGTTTGTGCCGTTGGTGAATGCCCAATTGCCATAAGGTCTTAAAATCTTACCAATAATGCCTTGATCTCTCAACAACGGCACAGCAACCTTAGAACCAATCACTTGATATCCACGGCGGAAGCATTCACCAAGTGTCTTGTTGTGTAGATACTTTTCACACCATTCGATCAGATCAAACTTCTGATCTTTCGACCAAATACCCATGTCAGCCATTGCTGTAGAGATAACACAACAACCGCCACCACCACCACTAGCAATTCTTTGAGTATTTGTAACATAATCATTAACTGTTTTGATGGTTGTAACTGTGTTGGCTTGGCCAGATACGCTTGCAGAGTAATTAATTTGCTGAGATGTTGTAGAAAGACCTTGTGCAAAGAAAGTTGCCTCAGCTGAAGTGGTTTCGGTACCTTTGTTGTAGAAGAAGTCTGTTATACCTTCAGAAACAATTCTGTTATCAATCTTCATCGTTCTTTCGCCAACATGGAAGTAACCACCTGGACAGTTGAACACACCAGACACAGAACCAACTTCGTTTGTTGTGATAGGTCCAATGGAGTAAGTTTCTCCAGTTTTTGCAATTATATTTCTATTCAGTGTTGCCACTTTAGTTACGCCGTTGTAACTTGAAACTGTTGCCTTTTGACCGATAGGTATCGAAAGCACACTTGCTTCTGATCCATTGACAATCCAGAACTCTTGGCCAACATAAGCAGTGTTGCTAGAAGATGCTGTTGTTGCAAGTGTTACAGTGTTTGCTGTATTTGTGTTTGCTCTAAATGCACCAGAATAGTGAGTTAGTGTAACCAATGTGCCACTTGCTGTACTATTTTGATATACACCAGATGTGTTAAAGAATCCGTTTCTCACAATTGCACCATAATTTGTGGTGCCAACATCACCAATCACATACAGACGAACGTTGCCGTTTGCATACTTGTAAATATCGGAAATGATACCAGTCTTTGTGAAGATTGAACTCACGACATAACCAATTGTATCACCAATTTTGAATGTTCCGGAAACAGATCTCAACTCAATAATGTTTGGTTTTCTGATTAAACGTGAGACACGTTTCTCATCAAAGAATGCGTTAACTGTTGTATTAAACAACATGTCTGTTGCTCTGAAAGCAATCTGTTGTGCTCTGATGTAAGGCAACAGAGAAACGTTGGTAATATAATTACCTTCAACTGAATATGTTAGTGACCAATATCCGTAGGTATAGATGTTTTGTTTGTCTACAGTTGTGACGTTTGCATTATAAGAAGAAGAATACTGATTACCGTATTCATCTGTGCTGGTTTCTGTTAGTGTTTTTGTGGTTGTTGTTTCTGTTCCTGGAATTGTTTGCCAGTCACCAACAGCCAGAGTTGGATTGCCTTCAAGTAAGTTTGAGGTACTTGATGGTTGATACATCTTCAGGTTTGGATCAATGAATAACAAATCAGGTTGTGCTGTATTGTCAATCCAATTGTCCATTGGTGGAGTCAGAGTCAGTGTACCAACCGAATCTGCTACAGCAAAAGGATTAATTGCAATTGCTCTGCTCGCCAAAGGTTGGCTTGCAATTATTTCTTCCGTATACTTTAGAGTATAAAGTGGAGAAATATCCGAGTTTGTTGGTTTGTATGACAGACCTGTGGTGGCTGTATTTGACAAACCTTTGAAACCACCAACACTTAACAATTGTTGATTCTGTAGAGGATAGTTTTTAACCAATATTGCAGGTGTCAAGTATTGCAATCTTGTATTAATTGCTGCACTAAAGTCTGGATTAAATGTGTCACCAACACTAAAGGTTGAAAAATCATCAACTAAGATACCATTCTTGAAACGATTTAAACCATTTCCGTCAGGTATCTGTAGGTTTGTGGCTTTTTGTTCCAACAAATTCAATGAAGTATAGTATTCCAGATTGTTAACACGTGTCTGTAAATCTGTAATGTCTTTGAATGCCCAACGTTTGTGTAGTACTGGTTGAACACTGATGTTTGCAACTTGTCCAGTTGTTGTTTGACCTGTCACGTATTCGGTGTATGGATCCAAAGAAATTTTGGCCAACAACATAGAACCTTCTGGTTGACTAGGGAAAACAGGATTAATATCTGGAACACCTTCAATTAATCTTATGCCCTTGTCTTTACCAATCACAAGTATGTCTTTTCTTCCTAGGTAGTATGCATAATCGGATGTAAATGCACTCAAGTCTGATGGAATAAAGAAACCAGAATTGTTTGTGCTTGTTGGTGTGATTTTGTATTTGAATACAAAGTTGCCTTGGCCATTCAACACAGCAGGTCTAAAGTCTAAACAATCTTTCAGATCATACAATGTGCCGTTGCCTGCATAATATTTTGGTCTGTCGGTAAAGCCAACGTTTGTATAAGACTGTGCGCTAAAGTAACCATCACCACCAGAATGACTGAAGTGATCAAACAATATCCACAATGAAACGGGTTTCTGACGACCTGGTTTCAATGTGATGTATGAGTGGCCATAATAATTGTCTGTCTGACCATCATTGAATGTATAGTAAGATGTGATATCGGTGCCTGTTGTCAACAGTTCCGTATTTGGTGTTACACCATTTGTGTCAATGATCTTGACGATTCTTTTAACATCGGAAACATATAACTTCTGGTTGTTTCCATAACTTAATACACCAGCCGTTGGAATCCAGATTTGACCATTTGTTAAGTCAATATAGGTATCATTAACAACACCATCTGGCCCAGCAGAGCTTGCTACTGTTGTGTTTGCAGTAACCAATGTTTTGGTTTTCAGTACATAGTTTGTATCGTTACCATCTGTGACGGACAACTTGGCATAAATTGTTGCGGCGAATGGTGCAAGGTCTGGGCATGTTAGATAGACACCATTCTTGTCAGAATCAACGGCAATAGTTCTGCTGCCTGTGGTGAAATCAATAATATCACCATTGTTTATTGTGGTGTTTGTCAGTCTATCTGTTGCAACAACTATCCAGTTTTGTCTGATTGCATCAGCCGACTCTGTTGTGCCTGTTCTAATAAAGTCGAAGACTCCTACAGATGATGGATCTAATTGCAGATATCTTCTAGATCCACTCAAGTAACTTGCAAAAGATTGTGCTCTGAATTCTTGTAGTGTTGTGAAAGAAGAATCTGTTACGGCAGAAACAAACTTGTTACCCAATGGGAAGATCAGTTGTGGATTTCCTGGATTGAATAACTGTGTATAACCCGAAGCAACATTGTTTACTTTACCTAAGTTACTAACACTTGCACTACCTTGGAAAGTATATGGTGTGCCCGAAACAGGTTGCACAATCGTTTCAAAATCTTTTACACCAAAACGAATTGAGAACTGAGATGTTCCGTCAGGTGCGATTGTGAATGGTGCATCAGTTTGAATTGTCTTGTTGTTTGGATCGTAATAGGTGATTGTTCTTGCATCACCAGCATCTGTACCTGAGTCGATTGTTATAGAACAACCAACATACGCATTTGCAACGTTAGACAATAGGCCAGCGGTACCAACATACAGTGTTGTAAAGTTGGTGTTCGCAGCAGAAACGTTGCTCGAAAGAGTTTTACTTGCAAGATCAAAGATATGTGCCTTGTAAGTATATGTTTGTGTGTTCGAACCATTGGAAGCCTGAACATAAGTTACCGCACGAATGTAACCGCTGCCAGCTAAAGTTGAATTGTAGGTTGTTGTGTTTGCTCTGTTAACACTTGCGGTACCAACAATATGAAAATCTACTGGGCTGCCGGTTGTGATATCAAAGAAACTATTACCTTGACCTTTTAAATTGTCAACGTAGATGTAGTTTCCATAATCAATAAAGTTACTATTGTTATTAACAGAATCTGTTGTTCTTGCACGATCAGATGTAATTTGTAGTGTTGACTGGTTTTCTAATCTGAAACCTTGAACATAAGCAATACCAGGACCAACGCCTAAGATGTATGTATTTGCGTCAATCGTGTTTGCAGAAGGTGTTATCTTGAAATTACTAACGATATAATCACCGTTTGTTTCAGAAGTTCTCTTTGCAAAGTATTCATCGATGACAGAATATACTGTATTATCGACTTGTTTCTGTACATTACCATTTTCAATTCTCAGCAACTCAACGAACGCATCATCATTACCCAATTCTAATGGTAATGTTGTGAGTGTCAGATTGATTTGATATCTGTCTGCACCTGGTGCCTGGTAGTTTGATGCACCAACTGCGGGATCCAATAGTGATGGGTCGTCAATATAGTCTACGATTGTTTCTTGGATCGACAAACCAACACGATAGGACGGTGATGAACTGTACTTGTCCAGTATTGTTGTTTGTGGTTGAACAGATACGAAGTTACCAATTGAATACTTGGTATAAGAACCATCTTCATTCTGTGTACTTGACTGTGAATATCCGTTGACAATGTAGAAAACACCATCAGAAATGGATGCAACAGAAGAAAGACCTACGCCTGTTGAACCACCAAGAGTACCAATAATTGTTGCTGCAAAGTTGGAACCATCAGCAGGGAAAACATCCATGCCATCACTGAACTGAGTACCAGAAAGGTATGTAACAATCAGTGTTGGTGGATCGCCTGCTGCAGCATCTGTACCTGTTGCTTCTGCTGTCTTAATTACTTTCGCAATAATTTGACCGGTTGAATCCTGAATAATTTTATTGGTGAAATCACCAGCAACAATGTCAGCACTATTGTATTGTGCATTTAGTTTTAAATAATAACAATTTTGATTGACAGTAACTTTACCACCAGTAACTGGTGTGTTCTGTGAAAAAATGTTATCTGCAAATTTGGAAATCTGGCTTTGCAGAATTGTTTGAGATTGTGTTAATTCTCTTGCCTGTACTGCAACGCCTGGTTTAAAAAGAATACGATGAAAATTCTTTGATGGGTCGAAATCATCGTAATATGGATCAACGTTAAAATTCAGAGCCATTTTTTTCCTTTAGTAACCTAATACGAATCTATATTGTTCTATGCCGTCAAAACTTCTTTGAATGCTTTCTCTATTTTCTATATATGCCAAGTAACCAGAGAATAAAACAAAGTTTGGATAACTGACGGTTAGTACAGTTCTTGCTGTTGATGATGTGTTTCCGTAAACGGAACCATTAAGTGCTGGTGTGCCTGTTGTATTTATGAGTCTAAGTACATTGCTTGCAACATCGAAACTTAAAACTTTTGCAGTAAATGTTGCTGCAACTAAAGAAGAACCTTGATAAACAATTTCATCCTTTTGGAAAGTACCAAAACCTGGAGCAACAACCAAATCGGTCGTTGTTCTATAGATTGAACCGGTTGCAGGATTTGGAGTTGTTTGTTTAGAAGTTGGATTTACCACCAAACCTAATTGGTGAAAGTCGATATCGGTTGGTATTTCACCGCCTTCAGAACCATTAAACTCAACTGAATACATAACATGTGAACAACCAAGTTCAGAAATTGGATCAAAACCGTGGCCGCCGACAGGTGATGTATTTGCATATGCAACAACACCACTACCTAAGGCTGATGTGATAGTTACGTTTGCATACGTATAATTTGCACCAGGATTTGTAACGATAATATCTATAATAGATCCGTTTGATGTGTTGGCCGTTGCAACTACACCATTGCCATCACCAGTTACAGTTACAGTAATCGTTGCATTGGGTGCATCGTAACCAGAACCACCATTGTAAACATTTATAACTTCAACTCCACCAATACCTTCTGGAGCTGTTAATGCATTCAATGAAGTTGTGCTGACACCAACAGGCATCCACTTTGTATCCATGAATTTAACTTTTAAACCGGTGTCAATCGAATAGATAAATTTCCATTTGTAACCATCCGAACCGACATAAATGTTATTTGTTCCGTATGTGCCGGGTGTGAACATTGGTTCATCTGTTGCTGGCACACCGTTGCCGTTCCACAAACACTTAAAGACTTGATCGTATCTATTCTTAACATAGAAATTGTAAACTAAATTTCCATTTACATCTTGTTCCAACATATTAATGTCGTCACGATAGTAATCAAAAATTGTTCCTGATTCCCAATTTATTCGTTGAATGACTGGAGAAATATCTGATGTGTTTACTTTTTTAACTGCAAAGATATTTTTGAAGATTTCTTTTCTACTCTTCTGATCTAATCCTGGAACAGGTGGTGTATTTGCTACTGGCCACGGATCAACTCTGGAAAGAAAACAATAGTTTGTTTCAACAGGCAAATTGTTTTTTGCTGCGATTACGGCAACAGGCGCATAATAACTCTGTTGCACTTGTAAGAGCTTAGCTTCAGGTGTGATTACGATTTTATTTGTCATAGTGAGTTATTTATTAAGCGTAAGTTATTGCACAGAAAGTATTTGCTAAATCGCCGTCAATACTGAAGTACTGTAACTTTGCTGATCTATTTGATGCAACAGATAGTGTTGCAGAACCTGTTGTGGAGTTATTTGCCAAGACACCAAGGTTAATTGTTTGGCCTGTGCCTGCGGTGTTTGTTATCCATGCCTCAACAACTTTACCATATGTATAGTTTGAGAAAGAGATTGTCAATGTTGAACTGAATGTTGCTCTGATCATTGAATTTGTTGCAAAGTCAATAGTGATTGCAGTCTGAGGACCTAATATTCTTGGTGTATAGACGAATCCTTTTTCTGGTGACACGGTACCAGTAAAATACACAGAATCGGCATTAAACGAAGCAATTTCATTAACAACATTTGAACCATTTGGTGTATTCCAAAATCTTATTCTAGAACCACGAGCGGTGTCTGAATGATCTTCAGAAGCAACAAAATCGATTCTTGCATCACCAAATGGTGCGTATCCTGTATTACCATATGAGTTACCAGCAATACGCAATAGTATATCGTTGTTCTGTGTTGGTGCTGGTGCATCTACTGTACCTCTGGCAGTTCTACCAGCAATAAGAGAATAGGATGCATTTGATGTACCAAAAGAATCAATAAGCACTCTGGTCGGCGTGTTTGATTTGCCGGTTATTTGCAACATTGTACCGGCCTGTGTTACAGGTTGTGAATTTCCTGCTGCTGTAATTCTGAAGGCAGCTTCCGTTGCAGAGAAATTGGAGTTGGCAAGAACGAGTGTTGCATTCATGTTCACTGCACCAGTCACATTAATTATACCAGCAAAGTTTGCATTGCCGGATACTGCCGATGTTCCAACTACAGTTAAGTTACCAGTATTAATTGCTTGAGTTTGTGTGTTGCCCGTAATTGTCAGATCACCAGCAAAAGTTCCTGTTGTATTGGCCAGTGCGGCATTTGCCTTTGCGAAAGCTCCGTTCGCATAAAGTGCTGCTGAGTTGGCTACATGTGTAGGTGTATTTGCTACCAAGAATGCAGCATTGGCTTGAATGAAAGCACCATTTGCATATAATGCAGCAGAGTTTGCAATAGCGTGTGGTGTATTTGCTACCAAGAATGCAGCATTCGCATAAGTTCCTGTTGTGTTCTGTGAACCATATGCCGCATTGGCTCTTAAGAATGCAGCGTTTGCATATGATGCGGCCGCAGCAAAAGAGGTGTTTTGTGTGGTACTGTCAGCAAATATAATTGAATCACCAATGTTCAAAGGATCATTCGCATACAGATTATCAACTAAGTCTTTGGCTGTATATTTTCCTGTTACACCACTCGGCAAGTCCACACCAACAAATATTGTATTTGCAGTGTTTGTTGCCAGCGTTTTTGATGCTAAGTCTGTAATTTTTACTGTTGACATTTTTTATCCTAATAGAAGTGTTCTACCATCTTCAGTTGTTATTGAAAGTCCATCTTCTGTTGTAAGTTCCGGTATATAAACTTGCCCAACTGCACCATAAATGAATATCTGTCTTGAGTTCAGTGCAGTGTTTGCAATGAATGTTCTGTTGACTGACATTAATGTATTACCAACATTTGATGTTAGATTCGCTGTCAAATAAATCTTATCGTTTTCAAAGTCAACACTCTGTACAACCTTACTTGTGTTGTTGTCCACCAAAATTGTATCGCCAACATAAACGATATCTTTGATCGGATAATCTGTGTTACTATACTGACCATTGTTCACAATATTATAAGCACTGGTCAATGATCTAATATTTATGACGTTCGAACCAGAATTGCCAGATACGAATGCAACATTAGCATAAGTCAACCAAACATTGTTTTCGAGTGTTACTGTATTTGCAGCACTATCAACAGAAATAACTTTTGAAGATACCTGTGGACCATTTGTTGTTTTCAGAACAAGTGTATCTGTGTTTGCAAATATGATGTTGGCAAGATTTGCACCAGCTAAGTCATCAAAATAAACTATGTTGTTACTGCCATTTGTAAAACTAGTATAAATGTGTGCTTGCGTACCGGTATAACCTGTATAGTAGTCTAATGGGTAACCTTGGAATACTGCACTGTAAGTGTCGAGTTGATAATCGGTATTCGATCTCAATACATAACGACCTAAGAAATTCATTCCTGTTGGGTGCAACAGGTTCAGTAGAATTTCTCTATACTTTTCAATTTCTTTTTCGACACTGATTATATAAGTGAAGTTGTTATAGATTTTACTTTGCAATACGTCCGAAGAACTTGGTTTACCTCTTGAGTTTAGGTATTGCCCTTGACTTACAACTAGTCCATTCAAGAAAGATGCATTAGCTCTTGCGTTACCATCACCATATCTTCTGACGCCGCTAGAATTGTAGTTCGAATCTAGTGCTGCGCCAACCATTTGTAAGTTAACATTGTTTTCTGTTCTTAGTGGTAATGCAGTATTTGGTGTTGAGTTGTAATTATAGACACGCAAGTTGTATATCGTTTGTGCTGGGTCAGCATTGAATTGATATACAGAAAAAGAATCTATATATGCCAAATATGTCGAGGTGTTTGCATCAACTCCTTGGAAAATAACATCTCCACTTTGTATTACTGATGAACCAACATTGGAAACTAAAATATCTTCAACTTTTAAAGAAACGCCAGGTGCAGAAACATACTCTTCACCTGGATTACTAATGTTAATTGTTGTTACTGCACCTGTTCTATCTGTTACAAGAGAGAATGTTGCACCTCTACCAAGTACACCAGGAACAACCAAACTTGCATTTGCGGCTTGCACATTGGCTGATTGCACAGTTACTGTTGGTATAGATAATTCTGAATAACCTAAACCACCAAGTGGATAATCTCTCACAGGACCATAAACGTATTCAACATCTGTAATAGAACCTGTGTTAGAAACAGCCACCACATTTGCTCGAGCACCAACACCAGATCCACCAGAAAAAACAATTTGATCATTTGCTTGATAACCATGCCCACCATTTAAAATTTGAATTGGTGAGAGTATGCCTAAATTACCAAGATCAATTGAATCACCTAAATCATTTTGATATACAGATGTTGCTTGCACTGTTGGAATAGTTCTGATTCCACCACCACCATTTGTAACAATAACAGAAGATATTGGATATGCTGCAAATTGAGTGAAACTAAATGCATCAGATAATCTGGTATTTGCATTTGCTGAAGCTACATTTGTGAAACCATAATTTGTGTTGCCAATTGTGACAAATCTTTTTGGATTGATGGCTTCTATAGATAATAAAGTAACGTTTGCAGTTTTTGTTGGATTTGGATCTACGGAACCAACCGCAGCAGAAGCTCCAGGTGCATTTGTGATAGAAATAATTGTATTTGGATCAGTTCTAAATCCATAAGCTCCATCAACAACGTTGATACGTTGAATCGATCCTGATGTTGTTGCTCCAACTGTTGCAGATGCACCAACTCCATTGGCAGAGTTCAGACCACCATAAATTACTACAGGATCACCAGTTTGATACAATAAACCTCTTCTATTTGGATCAATTCTTATCTGACTAATTTGACCGACAATTTTTGCTCTGAGTGGTTGACCACCAAACAAAACGTCTTGGTTGTTTGTATCAACTACTCTAACAAATTCACCAGACTGAAACAATCTTGTAATGTCTGAAATAAATACTTCAACTCTATTGCCTGTCGATGTTACATTTTCAATTGTTGCAATCGACTTTGTTGTTTCACCAAACAGTCTATAGTTATTAACTTTTAAGAAATTTTTATTGCCTGTTGTCAACTTCTTGCAACATACCAAGAACCATCAGAAGCTTTTAAAACTGCATCTTTTGTATAGAAGATATCGAAATCGGAATCGTATAAAATTCTGAACAAGAATTGATAAGATGCTGGTGTACCTTTTGTGTAGTATAGTTGACGAGCATACTTTACAGCAGTACGTTTATCAATTAAAACTTCTTGTGGAAAATACTGAAGGAACTCATTCGTAAAAATATTCTATAAATTCTTCTGATGTTCTATCAATATCTTTATAGTTGAGAATGTTTTTACTTCTCTCTGTGACATTACCATTCTCTTCCATCCATTCATAGTATGCCTGCAAGAACGTAACGAACTTGTCATAGTCCGGATTTTCCCTCACAAAAGAGGGAAGTTGAGAAGGTATTAGTAACGAAGTCTTCTGAAAATCAGGAATCATTTTACTTAGCTGTTACGTTGACAATAATCGAATTCGGATCAAATGGATCTACTGTGATGATCCTATTATAAGTTGATGAGATAATCGACGTTGTTGGATTTGCAGAAACTGTTAGTTGACCAAGATCATTCTGTACACCATAAGGATTGAAGTTTTCAAGTGTGATAACACCCAAGTTATAATCGACTGTGCCAACAGAACCATTCAATATGACCTTCACGTTTTCGTTATTATTATAATATGATCTTAATGTGCCATAACGACCTTCAAGATTTGCAATTGCAGCACCTAATTGGCCTGTGGTATCATTTGATTTTGGTGTGATCTTAACAATCGCACTGGTATAACCAGAACCTTTGTTGGTTATATTAATCGACTTTAGAGTACCTGTGGCAGAAATTGTACTCTCAGCTGTTGCACCAATTCCGTCACCAAGAATTTGAATTGTTGGTGCGATCTGATAACCAAAACCTGGATTAATAATTGAAATTGAATCAATACCACCAGTTGATGAAGGAACTTCTTCAATCTGTACACCATTAATAATTGTTATTAAATTGTCTATATCTCTGAATTGCAATGATGGTGATGTACTAATTCCGCTTTGAAACATACCTTTTTTGAGTGATGTTCCATAATACAAATTATATGTCGTCGGCACGGTCAAAATTGGCAAGAATTTTTTCTGAACTTGTAGATTTATTTCATTTGTAATGATTGATGGGCTAACATTGTTGACTGCATTATTGAAATTTGTAATGTTGAATGTTGAATTGAAAGTATTCAACTGACTTACAGCCAAATTAGAAATCGCATTTTTTACGTTTGTTTTAATTTGTGAAGAAGTCAAGTTTGTTTTACTTGGATCATACAACACATTTACAGTCAGTTGTAGGTATGTGTAGTCTGGGTCCACAATTGTTGGTGTAACTGTCAGAACAGAAATTGGTCGGATAACGTCTTGTATCAGTTTCTGTTTTTGTAGTTGTGTCAGATTGTAAGAACCTGCTGGTTTTAAACAAACGAAAACTTGTCCATAAATTGGCGTATCATTTTCTTGCCCACCCCAAACGTTGACAGCATCAAAAGAATAACCCAAGTTGTTCTGTTGAATTGCGGTGATATAATCTTCTTTAGTTACTGCACGTTTCTGTGCAGAGAAAGACTTTGGTGCCTGAAACTTTATCGAACTTACGGATTCTTTATCTTGCCCATAAGATGTTGCTTGCACAGCTGTAACCACAACATTGGAGAATCCTCCAATTGCGTCCATATTGATGAAACTATTTGCGCCAGCAGAAGCCGAACCGTTTGTGGACAAGTAACTTAGGTTGACAATGTTACCATCCACAAGTTGTTTACCAAGTATACCATCACCAAAATTAATTTCATACAATCCATTAACACTCTCTTGCAAGAAATAAACTGTTGAATCACCTGTTAACAACAAAACATCTGATGCTTTTGTATAGATTTCAGATGTTGTATTTGAAATGGATTGTTGTATCGATACCAAAAGTGTTGTGGTGTCAACATTTTCATCTGGAATAGAGAATGTATAAGTTGGATTTGTAGTTGAATCGACTTCATATGATATTGATTCAACAATACCTTGTTTTATTGATACATTTGAAAATAATGCTTGTTGGCCAGAAACGGCAACAGTTGATGCATCTGTTGTAACAAAATTGTAGTTGACACCATCGATATTTTCAGATAAAAATTGTGTATTCTTTGGTAGTGTTAGTGATGCATCTGTGACTTGATTGACGAGAACATTAATAGTGGCCTCAGGTGCAATTGCGGATTTTGGTGTATAATTCAGTAATTTTGCTAATGAAACAACAGATTCTCTCTGAATTGCGGAGTCTAAGAACATCTCATTTGCAACCATGTTCAAATAATATGCATTGTATTGCGTATTATATGAAAGTATGTCTAATAGTACAGAGAGTGCTGAACCTTCAAAATTGTAGTCTTTTAAAGCGTTTTGTGACTTTAGATAGTTCTTCAGATTGGTTTTAATGTCATTAAAATCCAAATCCGTTATCTGAATATTGCTATTTGCTCCAGCCATTTATCGGTTTCTCTCTAAAAGTATTGTTATTGATGTTGGTGTGGTAGCATTTTGTAAGAAGAAACTTATTGTCACATTGTAGGCATTCCTAGCATCATCTGCTTCCACATTCACCTTTTGCAAAATTACTCTAGGTTCATAGGCTTCAAGCATCAGAGCAATTTCGTTTTGTATACTGTTTTCCGTCAAAGGATTCATTGGTTCGAACAATAATGCATTCAATCTTGAACCCAGAT